ATAAATTGTAGTAAAGAATTTTACGAAAGTGGTAAACAAAAAACATTAGAAGCTATTGAAAGGTACAGACAATTTTTTATTGGTAACGCAGATATTGACAGCTATACATTAAGAGGTACGTTATGATAAAACAAGTTTTTTTAGATCATAAAAAATGGCTTGGTATAACTAGAAGTTTTGGTGCAAGTAAAAATACTGCAAAAGATATTGTTAGTGAAATGTATTTAAGATTGTATAAAAAAATTAATAAGGGTCAAGACATATCATATAACGGAAAACCAAACTATTGGTATATATATAAAATGTTAAAAGGTATTTATATTGATTATGTTAGAAAATATAAAAAAAATGAAAAGCTGTACATTACATTTGATAAATTGGGAGATCTTGTTTTAATAAATAGATCTGGTACACATATAACAAAAAAAGTACATAAGTTAAAAGCACCAAAATTTGTAAATTATAATTTATATTATAAAAAATATTTAAAAATATTGAATAACGAAAAGAATAATAACAGTGATTCATATTTTCATCAACAGCATTTTCAAGTATTTAGTGATATATCTACAAATAATTTAAGTATAAGTGAATATTCAAGAATAAAAAATAAAGGTTATTATTCAGTTTATAATAGTTATAACAAAGCTAAAAATATTTTAAAAAATAAATTAATAAATACTTTATGATAGAAAAAGTAAAAATTACAGAGGTAGCACCAAACCCATTAAATCCAAGAAGCATTACAAAAGATAAATTTAAAAAGCTTGTAAAAAGTATTAAAGAATTTCCAGAGATGTTAAAACTTAGGCCAATGGTTATTAATGACAAAGGTTTTATAATTGGTGGCAATATGAGATATAGAGCTTGTGTAGAATTAGGTTTAGAAGAAATATGGATAATTAGGGCAAAACATTTAACTAAACAACAAGAGAAAGAATTTGTTGTAAAAGATAATGTTGCTTTTGGCGATTGGGATTGGGACGTATTAGCAAATGATTGGGAAGTAGATTTATTAGATGATTGGGCAGTGAATGTACCACAAAGATTAGAAGATGATGAAAGTATTTATACAAAAAAAATTGATGCACCAATATATACACCAAGTGAAGAAAAACCAAAAATAAAAGATCTTATAAATCAAGAAAAAACAAATGAACTTATAAATAATATTAAAACAAGCAAGCTACCAAAAGAAGAAAAAGAATTTTTGTTAAAAGCAGCACAAAGACATTTAGTATTTGATTATAGTAAAGTAGCTGATTATTATGCACATAGTGATAAAAGTGTACAACAATTAATGGAAGACAGCGCACTTGTTATTATAGATTTTGATAAAGCATTGAGAAATGGTTATGTAAAACTACAAGAAGAGATTTATAACGAATACATTAACAATGAATAATTTTTGCACATTTATTCTTTCTTATGGTCGTGCAGATAATGTGAAAACATACCACACATTAAAAAAACAAAATTACAGTGGCGATATAAAAATAGTTTGTAGCACAGACGATACAGAACTATATAAATACAAAGAGAATTTTAAAGATCAAGTTGTGGTATTCGACAAAAAAAAAGTAGAATATTTTGACATTGGTGACAACTACGATAACGAAAAAGTTGTTGTATATGCAAGAAACCAAATTTTTAAAATAGCAAAAGATCTTAATTATAAATATTTCTTAGTTTTAGATGACGATTATACAGGTTTTAGATTTAAAGTAAATGAAAAAGGTAAATACATTACAAGAAAATCATTAATAAAAAATCTAGATAACGTACTAAATATTTTACTTAATTATTATAAAAAAACAAATTTAAAAACTTTAGCGATAGCACAAGGTGGCGATTTTATTGGTGGTTCTAAATGTCACGTATTTAAAAATGGCATAACTCGTAAAGCAATGAATTTCTTTATATGCTCTACCGATAGACCATTTACGTTTCTTGGCAGGGTTAATGAAGATGTTACAACGTATGTAAAAAAAGGTGAGATAGGTGAATTATATTTTACAATATCAGAATTTGCATTAGAACAAACACCGACACAACAAAACAAAGGTGGCTTAACAGATATTTATTTAGATCAAGGTACTTATCTAAAATCATTTTATAGTGTTATATATTCGCCAAGTTGTGTAAAAGTAAGTATGATGGGTTTAAATTTTAGAAGATTACACCACAGAGTTAGTTGGAATAATTCAGCACCAAAAATTATTAGAGAAAATTATAAAAAATGAACAAAAGTGAACACATAAAAAAAGGATTAATAGAAGCATTAGAAAAATCATTAGGAGTTGTTACAACAGCCTGTAAACAGGTTGGAATAGGCAGAACAACTTTTTATAATTATTATAACGAAGATAAAATATTTGCAAAGCAGGTTGACGATATTGAAAATGTCGCATTAGATTTTGCAGAAAGCCAATTGCATAAACAAATACAAGATGGATCTACAGCAGCAACAATATTCTTATTAAAAACAAAAGGTAAAAAAAGAGGTTATGTAGAAAGACAAGAGATCACAGGAGCAGATGGTATGCCTAAAGATGTAAAAATTGAAATAATAGATGCAAATAAAGGTACAGAGTAATGTTGTATTTAAACACCTTGTAAATAGTGATAAAAAAATTATAATAAACCAAGGGGGCACCAGAAGTGGAAAAACGTACAATATTCTTCTTTTTATTATCTTTTATTATTGTTTACGAAATAATAAAAAAGTTATTACTGTATGTCGTAAAACTTTTCCTGCACTTAGGGCAACTGTTCTTAGAGATTTTTTAACTATATTAAAGTTATATAACCTCTACAATGAGAATAACCACAACAAATCAAGCAGCGAATATACTTTATTTGGTAATCTTATTGAGTTTATTAGTTTGGATCAGCCTGTTAAGGTTAGAGGTAGAAAACGAAACCTACTATTTATTAACGAAGCAAACGAATTGTACTTTGAAGATTGGCAACAACTGCTATTTAGAACAAGTGAAAAAATAATATTAGATTATAACCCAAGCGAAGAATATCATTGGATTTATGATAATGTTATACCACGTGAAGATGCCAGCTTTTTAAAAACAAATTATTTAGATAATCCATTTTTAGAAAAAACACTTGTTGACGAAATAGAAAGATTAAAAAATACAGATCAGCAATATTGGCAAATCTATGGGCTTGGAGAAAAAGGTACAAGTAAAGCAAAAATATTTAATTATGTAGAATACAATGAAATGCCAACAGATGCACAATTTATTGCTATGGGTATGGATTTTGGATTTACAAATGACCCAACAGCATTGGTACAGGTTTGGAAAAAAGATTATGATTTATATATAAAAGAAATACTATACAGAACTATGATGACAACAAATGATATACATAAGTTTTTAAAAAATAATATAACAAACAATCTTATATATGCCGATAGTAGTGAGCCAAGAACTATTGAAGAACTAAGAAGAATGGGTTGGACAATTAGACCAAGTTTAAAAGGTAGGGATTCAGTTAATGCAGGTATAGATCTTTTAAAAAGATTTAAAATACATATACACAAAGAAAGCACAAATGCAATACAAGAGTTTCGTAATTATAAATGGAAAGAAGATCGTACAGGTAAATTAACAAATATACCAATGGATTCTAATAACCATATTTGTGACGCAGTCAGATATGCAACTTATTCAATATTATCTAAGCCAAACTTTGGAAAATATGCAATAAGATAGTTAATACTAATTTGTTATATTAGCAATATGTATGAGAATATAACTAAAGACGAATTAGATAACCTACTAGATAACCCTAAATTTCAAGTACAGAATGTATGGGGTCCAAAACCAAGCAGTGAAGAATATAAGCTGGGTATTGGTAAATGGACTGTAACAGGGTTTTTTAGTAATAAATAATTCAAACAAACAGGGCGAAAAATAGTAACCCTGTTTTTTTTAGTTCTGACAAATTATTGTTATATTTAATACAAATAAACATAAAAATGACAAAAATTATTAAAAGAGTTACCGAATGGGGATCTCACCCCACCAAAACAAAAACAGTTGAATATATAACTGAAAGCAAACACCCTGTACCTGATACAAGATGTGTTACCGATTTAAGTGTAGATAAATATACATTTGGTTTATTAAAAGATTCTTATTTAGATATTACAGAAGAAGATTTAAAAGAAGAATACAATAATAGATTTGATAGTAAATATCTAACAGAATGCGATAGATCTTATTTAATATCCGTAATATAATGGGAAATACATTTGAAATACTTGGTTACACAATAGATTACTATTTTAGAGGTAAACTTATTGGTAGAATTAGAACTGATAAACCAGATAGAGAAGTTTTGGGTTATACAGGTAGAAAAAATGTTGTATTAGAAAAAGATACAATATTAAAAAACAAGAAATACAAAAAAGGTATAATTGTTACTACAGAATGTTTACCAATATGTGGCAAATACATTGGTACACACGAAGATAAGATCACAGCAATGCTTAATACAAGATTACCTTATGCGTAGATATACATACAATAACGAACATATAAAGGTTGGAGATATATTCTACCGATCTTGGGGTTACGAACAAACGAACATAGATTATTATGTTGTAACAAAAAAAATAGGTAAATCAAGTGCAATGTTTGCTTATTTAGAAAACAAAAGGGTAGATGAAAAAAGCGACCAATATCACGATGCTGTTGTACCTTATCTACCATCACAACATTTATCTAAACAATTTTTATGTAGAATTAAATACTATAAAGATTCTAAAGACCCAAGTATAAATATAAACTCATATAGTAATGCCTATTTATGGGACGGAACCCCTAAACACCAAACAAATGCATATTATGGACACTAAAGAATTATTAAATATATATAATAGATTATCAAACGAAGATCTTATAAATTTATTAGAGATGGCAAGTGAAAGAATATTTGTTTG